ATAGTTTTTTCATTGTTTGCATGATGCGGATTTCGGTCATGGTTGCCGCCAAACACGAATCCGACTTTTTAAGGGCGTATGTAAGTTTGTCAATCTTGGCATCCAAAACTTCTATCTTTTGATTTGCCTTTTCGATTTGTTCTTTATAGCCCGAACGAAGGTCAATATAAAGATACCCCACAGCCAACAGCATACAAAAAGCAACGGCAGCAACTGGGTTCTTACGAAATTGGTCAAAATTGACGGGCAAAGCATTGGGTTTTACTTTTGGTGCGGTCATTATTCAGTTGGGGGGAATGGTGGTGTTACAACTTCAAACTCACTCGGTATTCCGAGTATTGGCGTGAGTGATTCATCGAAAACAATATACCAAAATTGCGGTGTGTTCAATTCCGCAAACTGATAGTCAACCCAATTCTGTGTAACATCATCGGGCGTTACGGGGATGCCGTAGTAAGCATCACACGACTCACGGGCGTTAATTGCTTCTTGTTCGGTAGTGTATTGATAGCCGTTAATAGATTCCATAGTATGTATTTATTTCGGTAGAAATTCCCGTTCTGTCTGAACTTTTATCGCTTCCGTATATTACAATTTCTTGCATATCTCCAACCCAATTATAATTGCTTCCATAATTAGCAATACCATTTGGAGTGAATGATGAACTTGGAACTGAATTGTTATAGGAATTATTTGAGTTGTTAAATTGACCAACGGCTTGTGTTGAATTTCTACGATTCAGATACGACAAGTGTTGATTGGTTCTACCAACTGCTTGTGCAGTTGTATTGCCTTGCGGTATAGTTATAATACTTCCAGTTGTATACATCATTGGCGTTCCATCATTGTCAACCCCATCTCCTGAATATTGACCACCATTTGCCAAAATAATACTTTGTGTTCCTACATTTGTAAGTTTTTTAGTAACCCACAAAATAGTGAAATTATTCAAAGTTAACTGACTAAATGCCATTGATGTAGTGTTGCCATTATTAAAATAAACTGCGGGTTTCAAATTAACCAAATTCACAACACCCGCCGTAACAATTACGGGTTGATTTGTTGCCGTCGTTTGTGTAGCATTATTGCCATTTCCACTTTGGTCGTACCAAGTTGTCACAAAGCCATTTGTGCCACTGCAAAATGAAGTCAATGAAGTTGTATCAAGGTTTCCACTACCATCAAACCCAATGTTTTGTTCAGCGTTGTCGCTTGACCTACGCACACGAATAGCATTACCCGTGTAATCTGATTTTAACAATCGAACCGAATACGCAGCCGCAGCACTTGGGTATGTGTCCAACAACCCCACATAGGGAGCGCTTCCACTAATTGGCGTAAACCCACCAACGCGAATACCTACACCAACCCCAAACATTATTCCCCGTACATTACAACCGAACCACTCGCCAATGTGATTGAACTGATATAACTACCATCGGCAACGGCAATGAATGTGCCTTGCTTTAATGTTACACCACTCAATCCCAAAGTTGTCATCAACGATGCTGCGGATTGGTCTAAAATTGCTGATACAACGGCATCGGCGTTTACCACAAACCCACGGAATCTTCCCGTGTTGGCACTTGTGTTTGATACGACCTTTGAACCCGTGTAACCCGCGCTAAATGAACTTGCTGAAATACTCATGTCTATAAAACGATTAGATGGTTATTTGTTCCACATTCTCCGCACCATAGATGGCTACCAATGCATCGTACACGGCATTCACCAACAATGATTCTGCGGGGATTGTTTCGTACGCTACCACCGATAATTCAAGGTTGGAAAAAGTGGTGTTAAAATCTTCAATGCCTTGAATCGGGGCTTTGCCTTGTGCCAATGCTTCAACACTTGCATAAACAAAGGTTGCGATTTGGGCGGGGATTACTCCGTCTTTTTGGCTTTTGACATCTGCGTAACCTTCTGCGATTACACATACTGAACCCGAAGGGATTGATAAACCGCTTGTAAGGTTTACATTACTATTGATAAGGATTGCTTTCATATATTTACAAAATTAGAATAAATCGTTCCAAGTGCTACCATTGTAGCAACATAGTTTGTTAGTTGTGGAATCGTAAACAACCAATCCCGCGGCGGGTGATGCAATGGCGTTCTTTTGGGTTGTTGTCATTCGGGGTGGGAGGAATCCGCGGGTGGTTGAACGAATGTCTAACATTGCCGAAGCATCTGCGGCTGATGATGAACCCAATGTAGTTGCACCTGTATTTTGACTGAAAAAATTACTACCATACAAAATGTTTTGAAATTCAACATTTGCAGTCATTACACAATTTGTTCCCAATATCGTACCGCCAAAAGTTGTAGTTAAATCGTCTTTTGTAGTCAACGCAGCCGTCCCCGAACTATTCTGCACCAAAAGCGATGTAGTGGCGGATGTTGAGCCTGCTCCTACTATGTGAGTTCGTGCTGATGGGGTTGTTGTTCCTATTCCTGTACTACCATCATTCAAAATTGTCAATCTTTCGGTTCCACTATTTGTGTAAAATCTCAATATATGTGAACCCGAAACATAATTAAATCGTAATCCATTACCTCTGTCTAAAGTATCTTGAGAGTCGATTTGTAAAATCGATGTACCGATTTTTCCAACTACTTGTAATTGTTGATTTGGCGCATTAGTACCAATGCCCAACCTATTATTTGTATCATCCCAAAACAAGTTAGCCGCATCACTTGCAAACGCACTACCATTGCTGAACTGAATAGCACCCGCTACTCCGCTTGGGTTTGTTGATGGTGTCACAATGTTACCCGAACCCAATACACTTGCACCATTGATGGTTTTGATGTTTGTTCCCGATACCAATGTATCTTGTTTGGCCGCAACTTGGGTTGTGTTGGCAATCGCCACAGAGTTAACAGTTGGTGAACCCGTCAAGTTTACACCCGTTGTGGATACCTCCATTGGTAGGTTGTTACCATTACCATCAGAAAGTACCTTTAATGTTCCGTCAATGGCGGTGTTATCGCCCGTTTTTATTAGTCCTGGGTATGTTCCCGCAGGGGTTAAGCCGTTTAATGATATTCCCATGATTATATATTATTCCAAGTATCGTTAATTGAATTCCATTGAGTGTTGATTTGTTGCCATTCCAAGGTTGCAAATGTCGGGTTTCGTGTGATTTGCCCAATGCCTTGCGCCCACAAAGTGCCATCACAACACTTTTTGGAGTATGTGTTTTTGTCCTTGCACAAACACGCCCGTGTTCCACCACCTTGCGGGGATGACCTTGATGGGGTTTTCCACCCATTCTGTGTGTTGTTCGGATTATTTGGGTTGTTCCAATTGCTCATTTTTTGAAAATTAAAAGGATTAAAAATAACAATGCTAACACCGATCCAATCGCCACACCAACTTTTTGTGGTACGCTGATGCGTTCCCTATACTGAATTTGTGGTGGTAACTGAATGGTCTTGGTGTAACGGATGGTATCTGCCTTCACAATTGTCTTAACTCTTATCACATCGTGATTTCTATAAACAATCGTTTTAACGCCATCCTTTTCAATTGTGAGGGTATCAATCGTTTTTGTTGTAAAAGTGTCTGTAATGGTCACAGAATCACGCACAAACACGGTATCAATGCCATACACACTTATTTGTGCCATTGCAGGATTCTTTTTGATGGCTTGTTTCAAATGGTATTGTGCCGAACACCCCGTCAAAAGGAATAAAAGTGTTAATAATTTACCACCTTTTGAAAACAAATCACAATTGGCGGGTTTCACGATTTTTAATTCCGTGAAGTATTTGGTCAATTTCTTGACCTTTTCATCCTTTGGCTTGTATGTCTTTTTCACAAATTCCATGAAACATAGTTGGATGGGTTGGTATTGGGGTATTCACCCGCTTGTTGATCCTCCGTGTATTGACTAAACAATTGTGGGTAGTAACTCAAATAATCCACAACCCTACGGCGATAAGTTTCGGCGATGTTTCTTTGGCGTTGAACCAATGTATCAATTTCACTTTTGTCTGGCAATGTTGTGTTTTCGGGTGAGTTACGCAAAATACCCGCATTGCTCACCTCATAACCATGAAACAACAACAAATCAGCCATGGCGTAATGAATCAACATCGGTTGAACATAGTGTGAAACCAAAGTTTGGTAATTGCCCGTTAAAGTTCCGTTTTCAACCTGGGTTAAAATGTACCGATACAATTTCGTTCCCAAAAGTTCTTGAACTTGTATGTCTTGACTGATTTTAACAAAGGGATAGATTTTGTCTACATCCACATTACCACCTAATTGGGTGTATTTGAATATCAATTCTTTGTCTACGAGTAATATGTCATCGTTTGCGTACATCTTATTTGTTCTTTAATGATCCTTTGTTTGGCATATCAATGGGGCGTGTCTTGGCGGTATTCCACCCACTTGGTGAGAATGGCACACCCGCATTGTCTGCGCTTTTGTTTGATACTTCGTTGTAATTATCCAAATCCCTACTTTCCCCAACCTCGTTTGGTTGCTTTGGCAAAAACTTTCCTTTGACTTGTTTGCGTCTGAATGTCAATCGTTCCCATCTGTGGTGACAATTTACACCGCCTTTGTACTTCCAAATTGAATAGGAACTTTTCCCGCTTGGGGCGAATTGTCCGTTCACACCCGCATCCCCCATTTGGATGATATCTTCCCTACGGAATATCACTCCGCTTTTGGCTTCTTGAACCATTGTAGAGCAAAACTCCCTTGATTTGTTGGATACGAAATCAGGACCATAACGGTATCGGATTTTGTACACCCCTTTATCGTCATCACTTTTTTTATTGGGGTTGTCATACGCCAAGTTAAATCTTAGTTCTTCATCCGCGTCTGTAACTTCTTGAACATCAATAAGTTCCCATTCGTCGGTGTTAATTATTTCCCCCTTACCTTTCAAATGTTCAATCCAAGATTTTTCATCGGATTCCAACATTGTACCTTCAAAATAAGAGTAACAAATCGCTGCGGCTTGGTCGGTGTCTTTGCCTTCACGAATTACAATCGGAATGCAACGCCCTAAAAAATCATTCTTTGATTCACCCGCATTGGGCTTTACCAATTCAATCTTTTTTTTTTGACTTGCCAAGGATACGCCCGTTTCTTCTTCGCGCGTTTCGTCATCAATGACATTGCCACTTAAATCGGTGAATTCCAAAGGTTGTAAGGTCTTAAAATAAAGATTCAAATTAAACCCATTAAAATTCAATACCTTGGTGACTGCATCAATTATCAATCTTTGGAAAGGTCGTACCACAACATTGTCAAACAAGATAGATGCTGATTTTAATTCGTCTGCGTTGCTACCAAATCCAGTGTTGTCCTTAATACCCAAAAGCAATGGCGAAACGATACGATGCGCCACCATGATTTTCTGCATAGATTCTTGGGAAAGGAACTGATATTGGTTGTGGGCATCACTCAATTGAACGGGTGTAATATCCGCACTTGAATCCTTGCCATCATTCCATGAGATAATAAACCTACCTGCGTTTGACGATCCACCAAACTTTTGTTTGATTTGGGCTTCCACAGTGTCTTTAACCTCGGCGGGTGGTTGCCCGTTGTTAAAGTTTATCAACATTGATGGGGCTAACCCATTCATGATGTTGTTAATATGGAAATTGGAAATCTCCGCTTCCAAGTTGGCATATTGCGTACCGCCTTGGTAATCCACTGGTGCGAAGTAAAACGAACCCGTTGAATATGGTTTGATGGTAAGGATACATTCGTTTGCACTTTGGTCATAACCGAACGCCCTAAATTCAATTGGCGTGTGGTTACGCTTCATGTTAGCCCAATCGGGGCAATAGTAATACTTTTCTATTTCCCCCTTTTCGTTGCACTTGGCGGGGCGAAGGGTTTGTTGTGGAAAGTGCTTGGCTTGGACATACTTTTTTCTGTCCTTTGACTTCACCAATTGAAATGATGCTTGCCCCAACATTTTCAAATCCATTGCAACGGCACGAAGGTCATCCGCACTGAACAACTTTTTGAATTCAATGTAACCTGGCAAATCCCTTGATGCCCTTGTAACCTCCAACCCTTTACCAAAGATTTGGTCAACCGTGCCTTTGATACACGCATTGTTGGTGGGTGATGAATGGTATAGGTCAATCAGATATTGGTAGTAATTATTATCATCACCATATTGCACCCAATCTTTGTTCTTTTGCTCAATGATGGATGGTGCGGTGTATGATTGTAATTGTATAAATTCTAAACTCATAGTGTTTTCCAATTAGGTGTACCAGGGGCAGTCGTTGTAAACTGCTTCCAAGTGTTGTAAATGTTTGTTGTTCCCGTAATCCAATATCCCAAAAC